TGTATTTTAGGTAGGTCAAATACTGTTGAAGCTTCTGCAACAAATTCAGTTGCTGTAGGTGGTAATAACACAACTATAACAGGTGCTAATTCTGTTGCCTTAGGTGTTGGTTTAGATGTTGGCGCTAATCAAGTAGTTGTAGGAAAATACAATGTATCTGTTGGTAACGCAAATTTTGTAGTTGGAATAGGTACTGCAGTAGGAGCAGAGGCTAATGGGTTTGAAGTTATAACCTCAGGTAAACTAAGAGCAAGAGAATATGGAGTAGGTGCATTTACAGATACTGCGGCTTTTAACCTAGGTGTTAAATCTAATGGTGAGCTTGTAGAAACTCCAAGATTACCAGGTGTTGCAGACAATTATCCAGATGATGCAGCAGCAGCAGCAGCAGGTATTGGAGTGGGTAATTATTATCATACAAATGGAGTGGTTAAAATAAACATAACCCCATAATATAAGTAAAATTTAATATAATGGAAATAAGAAAAATCTCAATAGGAGCAGACTATAAATCTAGTGCTATGCACTATCTTGCAGGGCAAGAGGTTTTAGGCGGTAATTACCACGTACATTTAATTAAGCATGACGATCAATCTAACTCAATAAAGATTTGGGTTGAAAATGATAATAGTGAAGTTTTTTTATGGAAAGAGTTTAATTCAAACATGCCTGCCTCAATTGAATATAATATAAATTTTGAATGAAATCACCTTTTTACTTCATTGTAAAACCTTACAATGGGAAAAGGTATGACAACACAAAACGAATTGGCGACATTGACTTTATTGTAAGCAGTTCAAAAGAAGATCATACCGTTTCTAACAGGTATGCTATCGTGCAAGAAACTCCTGTAAAATACACAGGGGAAATACAACCAGGAGATATTTTATTGGTTCACCATAACGTCTTTAAATATTATAACGACATGAAGGGTAGAGAGAAAAGTGGAAAAAGTTTCTTCAAAGATGATTTGTTTTTTATTGATTATGATCAGTTTTATATGTATAAACATAATAATCAATGGAAATGCCATGCTGATTATTGCATGGTAAAACCTATACCAAAAAAAAATCACTACCTTAAAACACATCAAGAAGATGAACCTCTAGTTGGCTTAATTAAGTATTCTAACGAAAACTTAAATAAGAAAGGTGTTAATGAAGGAGATAAAGTTTCTTTTCAGCCTGATAGTGAATATGAGTACAATTTGGATGGAGAAAAGCTATATAGAATGTTTACTAAGAATATTACTTTAATATATGACCAATAGAGAACTAAAACTTGAAATAATTAACGCAGGTCATAAGGCTGTAGCTCAATTAATTAAAGTGGCTAAAGAAGATATAATCAAACCTGATCCAAATGATGAACTTGCAGCAGACAGACTTAAGAATGCAGCTGCGACTAAGAAACTAGCAATATTTGATGCTTTTGAGATATTATCTAGAATTGAATCAGAGAAAGAAATGCTAGGAGAGGAAACAGAAAAGAAAAAAGACAACACATTAAGAGGTTTTGCAGAAAGAAGATCAAAATAATTTATACGAGGTAATTGAAAATTATATACCTAAATCAACGATTAGCACAAAAAATAAAGCTAAATCGTGGAAATATGGCTATGATGAAAAACATGATGTAGTTATAATTTCAAAATCAGGTCAAATTGAAAATATAGTTTCTATTAATGGGTTAAAAATAGCACTACCAAAAGCTCCTCAAAAAATACATAAAAGAGACTCTTCTAAAAAAGAACAATATTGGGAAAGATTTGAATACCCAAAAGAACTATCTAGAATTAAAAGTATATTTAATTGGCACGCAGCTCCGTCTAGCCTTAAGGATAAATGGGTTGATTATATAGAGCAAGAGTTTGACAGAAGAGAAGAGGGTTTTTGGTTCTATAACAATGGTGTTGAAACATATATGACGGGCTCTCATTATATGTATTTACAATGGACTAAAATTGATATAGGATACCCAAACTATAGAGAAGCTAATAGAATATTTTATTTGTATTGGGAGGCGTGTAAAGCTGACAATAGATCTTTTGGAATATGTTATTTGAAGATAAGACGTTCTGGGTTCTCGTATATGGGGAGTGAAGAATGTGCAAACATAGCTACCATATCAAAAGATGCTAGAATAGGAATATTATCCAAAACAGGTGCAGATGCCAAAAAAATGTTTACAGACAAAGTAGTTCCTATATCAAATAACTATCCATTCTTTTTTAAACCTGTTCAAGATGGTATGGATAAGCCTAAAACAGAATTAGCTTATCGTGTGCCCGCTTCAAAGATTACAAAGAAAAATATGTACTCTGAAGAGGTTAATTTGGTTGAGGGGTTAGACACTACAATTGATTGGAAAAACACAGGAGACAACAGTTATGATGGGGAGAAACTTAAGTTACTTGTTCACGATGAATCAGGTAAATGGGAAAGACCAAGCAACATATTAAACAATTGGCGTGTTACGAAAACATGTTTGCGTTTAGGTAGTAAGGTTATAGGAAAATGCATGATGGGAAGCACATCAAACTCACTTGAAAAGGGTGGAGATGCATTCAAAAAATTATTTTATGATTCAGATATAAATAATAGAAACGCCAATGGTCAAACTAAAAGCGGACTATATTCTTTATTTATTCCTATGGAATGGAATATGGAGGGGTTTATTGATAGGTACGGAATGCCTGTATTTAGAAATCCAGGCCAAGAAATTATAGATGTTTATGGGGATTACATAAATCAAGGAGCTATTGATTATTGGGAAAATGAAGTAGAAAGTTTAAAAAATGATGCAGACGCATTAAATGAATTTTACCGTCAGTTCCCTCGCTCTGAGTCACATGCGTTTAGAGATGAAAGCAAGCAGTCATTATTTAATCTTCAAAAAATATATCAACAGATTGATTATAATGAATCTCTTATAAAAGATCAATTTATTACTAGAGGTTCTTTTTCCTGGAGAGATGGAATAAAAGATACAGAGGTTATATTTAGTCCGAATGACAGGGGTAGGTTTTATGTTACATGGACACCCAACAAACAACTTCAGAATAAATTTATAATGAAACAAGGATTTAAATATCCTGGAAATGAACACATGGGAGCGTTTGGGTGTGATAGTTACGATATATCAGGAACAGTTGGTGGAGGAGGATCTAATGGAGCTTTGCATGGAATTACAAAGTTTCATATGGATGAAGGTCCTACTAATGAGTTTTTTTTAGAATATATAGCTAGACCTCAAACGGCTGAAATATTTTTTGAAGACGTATTAATGGCTTGTGTGTTTTACGGCATGCCTATACTTATTGAAAACAACAAACCTAGGTTGTTGTATCATTTCAAAAACAGAGGGTATAGAGGTTATTCAATGAATAGACCAGATAAGTCCTACACAAAGCTGTCAAAGTCTGAAAAGGAATTAGGTGGAATACCAAACTCTAGCGAAGATGTAAAGCAGGCGCATGCAGCTGCAATAGAATCTTACATAGAAAAATATGTTGGGTTAGATTTTTTAGGAAATTTTAGAGATACTGACAGCATGGGAACTATGTATTTTAGTAGAACTTTAGAAGATTGGGCAAGGTTCAATATTAATAACAGAACTAAGTTTGATGCATCTATTAGCTCAGGTTTAGCCGTTATGGCCATACAGAGAAACCTGTATCAACCCGTTAAAAATAAATCAAAAATAAAACTTAACTTTGCAAGATATGACAATAGGGGAAGTTTTAGCCAAATTATAAGATAAATGGAGGACGTAAAAATAGCAATTAACGCTCAGGGTTTTCCAAGTCAATTTGTGTCTGATAGTGTAAAAGACAGTTTTGAGTTTGGATTACAAATAGGTCAAGCCATACAATATGAATGGTTTAGAAAAGATGGGGGTCAAAGCCGATTCTATAATCAATGGGCCGACTTCCATAGGCTGCGCCTATATGCTCGAGGAGAGCAATCAGTTCAAAAGTATAAAAACGAATTAGCAATAGATGGTGATCTTAGCTATCTTAATTTAGATTGGACACCCGTTCCAATCATTCCTAAGTTTGTAGATATTGTAGTAAATGGAATGGCCGACAGAATATTTAAGGTCAAGGCTTATGCTCAGGACGGAATGTCTTTAGATAAGCGAAGCAAATATCAAGAAGAGCTTGAAAAGGATATGTTGGCAAAACCTATAATGAAACAGGTTCAAGAGCAGATGGGTGTTAACACATTCAGAATGAGTGAAGATGAAGTTCCTGAAAGTGATGAGGAGCTAGCTTTGCACATGCAGATTAAATACAAGCCTGCCATAGAGATTGCAGAAGAAGAAGCAATAAATACTGTACTTGCAGAAAATAGATATCATGATTTACAAAAACAATTGTATTATGATCAAATGGTTTTGGGGCTTTCTGTTTGCAAGCACTCCTTCAAGCCAGGTTCGGGGATAGGTATAGAATATGTTGATCCTGCAAATGTCGTGTATAGTTATACAGAAGACCCTCATTTTAAAGATTGTTTTTATTGGGGCGAAATAAAGACACTACCTATTATTGAGCTTAAGAAAATAGATCCAAGTCTAACTAGAGTTGATATGGATGAAATATCCAAATACAGTCAAAGTTGGTACGACTATAACAATACAGCTCAATATTATAATAATAGTTTATTTAGCAAAGATAGCGCTACTGTGTTGTTCTTTAATTATAAGACCACGCACACATTCACATACAAGAAAAAAACAAATGCGGTTGGAGCAGAAAAAGTTATTGAAAAAGAAGATACTTTTGATCCAACGGTAGAAATGCAAGAGGAAGGGAACTTTGAAAAAGTTAGCAAGACCATTGATGTTTGGTATGAGGGGGTAATGGTTATGGGAACCAACATACTCCTTAAGTGGCAAATGTCTGAAAATATGGCTCGACCTGCATCAGCTTCTCAGGAAGTTTATCCTGAATATATTGCTTCCGCACCAAGAATGTACAAAGGAGTGGTTGAATCTTTAGTTAGGCGTATGATTACGTTTGCAGACTTGATTCAAATTACTCACCTAAAAATGCAACAAGTAATATCTAGGGTCGTTCCAGATGGAGTGTTTATTGATGCGGATGGATTAAATGAAGTTGATTTAGGAACAGGGCAAGCGTACAATCCTGAAGATGCATTAAGGATGTTCTTCCAAACAGGTTCTGTTATCGGTAGATCATTTACACAAGATGGAGATTTCAATAATGCAAAAGTTCCTATTCAGCAGTTGAATAGTAATTCTGGTCAAGGAAAAATTCAGAGTTTAGTGGGTACATATAATCACTATATGGCAATGCTTCGCGATGTAACGGGCTTAAATGAAGCAAGAGACGGAGCGACACCTGATTCTTATTCGTTAGTTGGATTACAGAAGCTAGCAGCACTAAGCAGCAACACAGCCACTCGTCATATACTAGATGCGGGATTAGCAATGAGTGAAAGATTATGCACAGCTTTATCTAGTCGTATTGCAGATTTAATTGAGTATTCTGACTTTAGAGAAGAGTTTGTGAATCAGGTTGGAAAATTTAATGTTGGAATTCTTGAAGAAATATCTCAACTATATTTAAGCGACTTCGGTATATTTATTGAAATAGCTCCAGATGAAGAGCAAAGAGCTCAGCTTGAGCAAAATATTCAAATGGCACTATCTAAACAAGACATTAATTTAGAAGACGCTATTGATATTCGTGAGATAAAAAACATTAAGCTAGCTAATCAAATGCTTAAGGTCAGAAGAAAAGCCAAACAAGATAAGGAGCAACAAGCTCAACAGGCTAAGTCTCAACAGCAAGCTCAAATCAACATGCAGTCTCAGCAAATGGCTGCACAAACAGCAATGCAGAAACTTCAAATGGAGACTCAAGCTCAAATGGAGATTGAGCAGGCTAAAGCTAAATTCTCTGTAGAGAAGATGAAGGGAGAAGCTGCGATTAAGGCCGAGCTTATGCAATTAGAGTTTAATTTGCAAATGGGAATAAGAGAAGCAGAAGCAAAAGCATTAAAAGATAGAGAAGTACAAAGAGAAACAGCAAAGTCGGATAGAATATCTCAAGCAAACTCAGAACAGTCGAAATTAATTGAACAGCGTAAAAACAATTTACCTCCTGTTAGTTTTGAGTCAAAGGAAGATAGTTTGGATGGATTCGACTTAGCAGAATTTGAGCCTAGATAGGCTTAAATTTTATAACAAATTATATATTAACTTTGCGTAAAATTAAATAAAATGGAATTAAAAATTAAAGAAGTAAACCCTGTGGAGGAAAAATCTGTACAGGAAGTAGAGGAGAAACTACTTAAAAAACACGAAGAAGAAAACAAAAACCTCGAAAGGGTTGAAGGCACCGCTACAGAAGTGGCTGCAGAGCCAAAGGTTGAAGAGCCTGCTGTAGAACAAAGTACCGAGCAAAGCTCGGAAGTTGAAAGTCCAACTATAAAAGACGAAGACGTTCTTTCATATATTAAGAATAGATATAATAAAGATATATCTTCTGTAGATGATTTGTTTACTCAACAAGAGCAAAACGAACCACTACCTGAAGATGTGTCTAAATATTTGGATTTTAAAAAAAATACAGGAAGAGGATTTGAAGATTTTGTGAAAGCAAATCGTGACCTTTCAGGTTTATCTGATGATCAGCTCCTGCGAGAGTATTATTCTATGACTGAATCTGATTTAGATGCTGAAGATATTCAGTATTTAATGGAAGACAAGTTCGGGTATGACGAAGAACTTGATGATCCAAAAGATATCAAGAAAAAGAATATTGCTAAGAAAAGAGAAATTTCTAAAGCTAAAAAGCATCTAAATGAGCTTAAAGAAACATATAGTATCCCTCTTGAGTCAAGTGGGGATTCTGTTTCTAAGGAGACTTTAGACGAACTTCAAGCTTACAGAAATTACGTACAAAAATCCCAAACCGCTCAAGAGGCGAACCAAAAGAAGAATGAATATTTTTTAAAGCAAACTGATAAAGTTTTTGATTCCGAATTCAAAGGTTTTGAGTTCAATGTAGGAGATAAAGTAATATCATATGCGTATGGGGATACTCAAGAGATGAGGTCTAAGCAGCTTAGTCTAGATAGTTTTGTAAATAAATTTTTAGGCGAAGATGGATTAATAAGTGACGCTAAGGGGTGGCACTCTGCACTAAGTGCAGCGGTAAATCCTCAAAAGTTTGCTCAATATTTTTATGAGCAAGGTAAGGCAGATGCTATTGGAGATGTTTCGAAGAAGAGTAAAAACATCAACATGAATGTAAGGCAAACGCCTCAAGCAATTGGCGACACAGGATTTAAGGCTAGACCTTTGTCTCAGGATAGTGGTAAAGGATTAAGAATTAGAAGTAAAAAGAAATAAGTTTAAAAATTTAAAAAACATTAGTTATGGCAGTAAATGCAGTACCTGGGTTTGACTTACAACCAAGTTCAGAACAGGTTTTATTACAGACAAACTACATTACCAACTTTGACTTTTTGAATCAGTATCTTCCAGATACTTATGAAAAAGAATTCGAGCGTTATGGTAATCGTACAGTAGCATCATTTTTAAGAATGGTAGGCGCTGAAATGCCTTCTAACTCTGACCTCATTAAGTGGGCAGAGCAAGGAAGATTACACACTAAATACACAGACGTTGAGTCGGGAGCAGCATCGGGATCCGATACAGCCACCCTAACAATTAATGATGTACTTGTACCTGGTTCAGGTTCAATTGCTATTAGAGTAGGACAAACAATTATGCTATCTGATAGTTCAATTGGTTCAACAAACAGCAACAAAGCACTTGTTACTGCTGTTGACACGGCCAACGGTACAATAGACGTAGCTTATTATGAAGCAGCAGGTCAGTCAATGGGTCCAAATGTAAAATCTTCATTGTTTATCTACGGTTCTGAATTTCAAAAAGGAGCTGTCGGTATGCAAGGGCAATTAGAAGCTGATGATTTCATTTTCGAAAATTCACCAATCATCATCAAAGACCACTATGCAGTTAGTGGATCTGACATGGCTCAGATTGGGTGGATTGAAGTTACAACTGAAAACGGAGCTACAGGTTTCTTGTGGTATCTAAAATCAGAGCATGAAACAAGACTAAGATTCGAAGACTATCTTGAAACAGCAATGGTCGAAGCAGTACCTGCCGAAGGCGGTTCAGGTGTTTCAGCTATCGCTCAAGGCGTAGCTTCAGGTGTTGGTAACAAAGGTTCTGAAGGATTGTTCTATGTAATTGAAGAAAGAGGAAATGTTTGGAGCGGTGGTAACCCAACAGCTCTTGCAGATTTCGATGCTATTATTCAGCGACTAGACAAGCAAGGTTCTATAGAAGAGAATGTTCTTTTCGTAAATCGTGAATTTGGATTTGACATTGACGATATGTTAGCGGCTCAAAACTCATATGGTAACCCAGGTGGTACATCATATGGTCTTTTTGACAATGACGAAGAAATGGCTCTAAACTTAGGATTCTCAGGATTCCGTAGAGGATATGACTTCTATAAGACTGATTGGAAATATCTTAACGACCCAACTATGCGTGGTGATATCGTTGGTGGAGCTATCAATGGGGTATTAGTACCTGCAGGTTCTACAACTGTTTACGACCAAGTGTTAGGTAAAAACGCTAAGAGACCTTTCTTGCATGTTCGTTATAGAGCGAGTGAAACTGAAGATAGACGTTATAAGACGTGGATTACAGGTTCTGCAGGAGGAGCAGCTACATCGGATCTTGATGCGATGGAAGTTAACTTCTTGTCTGAAAGAGCTTTATGTACTCTAGGTGCTAATAACTTCTTCATCTTTACTAATTAAGAAGTAGATTATAAATATGTAGTAGTTACCCTCGTTGAAATGACGAGGGTAGTTATTACTTTTAATAAAATTTAAATTAAATAAAATGAAAAAAAGTAAAAAGATATTTGTAGACAAGGTCTACAGACTAACTAAAGAAAAGGCTCCATTGAGCTACACAATTGCTTCTCGACATACCAAGAGAAAATCACTATTATATTTTGACGAATCCACGGGAGTTAATAGGGCAATTCGTTATGCTAAAAATCAAAAAAGTATTTTTGAAGAAGAGCAAGACGGAAATGTAATATTAGAGCCGATTATTTTTGAAGATGGATTTTTAATAGTTCCTAAGCAAAACCAAATACTTCAAGAATTTTTATCTTTTCACCCTGCTAATGGAAAAGAGTTTGTAGAGGTGGATAAAGAAGCTGATGCTTCTGTAGAAGTTGATAATTTAGATTTAGCATTAGATGCCCAGGTATTAGCAAGAGATTTAGATGTTGAGATGCTAGAGACTATTGCAAGAGTTGTAATAGGATTAAATATTGAAAAAATGACTTCAGCAGAACTTAAAAGAGATGTTAGGATTTTTGCGAAAAGATACCCTGATGAGTTTATGGAGTCAATCAATGATCCATTACTTTCACTACAGAACAAGTGTTCTAAATTCTTTGGCGAAGGTTTACTTGTTTTGAAAAACAAAAAAGATGTTTATTATAACTTAAAAGGAAATAAAAACAAGTTGTTGACAGTTCCTTATGGAGAAGATCCATTGTTTATTTTAGCATCGTTTTTGCAAAGCGATGAAGGACTAGAAGTTCTAAGAATATTAGAATCTAAATTAGATTAATCAAGGAGGCCTCAAAAAAAAGAGGCCTCTTTTTTTTTCGTATCTTTGTACAAAGAAAAATAGAGCAGAATGTCGTTAATCAATACAGTCAGAGCTACTGTGCTTTCCATTGCAAATAAGAATAATTTTGGATATATCACTCCTAATGATTTTAACTTATATGCAAAACAAGCTCAGCTAGATTTATTTGAAGATTACTTTTATCAATATAATAGTTGGAATGTCAAGCAGAATGTTAGACAATCTGGAACAGGTTATGCAGATATTGTAAAAGGATTAGAAGAGGTTGTAGATAGTTTTTCATCAACAAAAGCTTTGTTAAATTCTTCATTAAATTTATTTGACTTACCTGAAGATTATTATTTGATTAATAAGATAAACTACTATCCTACCCTAGTTGATTCAGGATTAGTAGATTCAGTAACGCCTCCCGCGTCTACAACACTTACAGACACCACGGCCACTTTTTCCAGTTCAGGCGTAAAAGCAGGAGATGTTATTTCAAACCTAACCACAGGAGAGTTTGGGTATGTACAGCAGGTAATTAGTCAAACCGCTTTAGTTGGAACGCAAATATGGGATTTAGGAAATGAATATGCAATTGTAAAAAATAGCGCAATGAGAGAAATTGAAAGAGTTTCTCAAAACAAGATATTCTATTTAAACGCATCTCACTTAACTCAGCCAAGCACACTATACCCTGCTTATGTGTTGGGTGGGGCTACAGGATCTCTATATGGAAATACCATTACAGTATACCCAGACAGCATTAACACGGTAGGAACGGTTATTAGTCAATACATAAGGTATCCAAAAGATCCCAATTGGACATATGTTCAGTTGCCTGGAGGAGAACCTTCGTTTGAAGAAACGGCTGCTGACTATCAAGATTTTGAATTACCAAAATCAGACGAAACGAATTTGATAAATAAAATCCTTCAGTATGCAGGAGTATCTATAAGAGATGCTTCGATTGCGCAATTTGGAAAGGCAGAAGAAACTGAAGCTAATAAACAAGAAGGACAATAATTATGGCATTTTTAACAGAGTATCAATATTACGCAAACAACGGGAACCTTCCTGAGGATGAGAATTGGGGTTCATATCAATACATGACTTTAGATGATATTGTAACCAATTTTATGCTCATGTATGTAGGTAATGATAAATTGATAAACAATGTTGAAAGATACAATGTGTTGTTTCATGCAAAAAGAGCTATTCAAGAATTGAACTATGATTCAATGAAGGAAATTAAGGTTTTAGAGCTAGATGTTTGCGACACACTAAGATACGTTCTTCCGCATGATTATGTTAATTGGGTGAGATTATCATTGTATAAAAATGGTACGCTTATGCCACTTACAGAAAATATTCAAACAAATTGGAGCGATGCTTATTTGCAAGACAACAATTGTAGAATTTTATTTGATCACGATGGAAATATACTAAAACCATCGACATCAACGGTTGATTTACAAAGAATTACAGGTGGAAAGAAAAGTATTTACTTAAACAGTCAAAGTCCTTATAATAATCAAGAAGGATATTTTTACAATGGACTTTGGTATTTTGAATACCCTGTTGGAGGAAGATATGGGTTAAACACAGAAACAGCAAATAAAAATCCTACGTTTAAAATAAATAAAGCGAGCGGAGTTATTAATTTTAGCTCTGATATGGCAAATGAACTATGCGTTCTTGAATATGTTTCTGATGGAATGGAAAAAGGCGATGCTTCAAAGATTAGTGTAAATAAATTATTTGAAGAATTTATATACGCCTATATCAAGTATGTAATCTTAAACAGCAAAATAGGTGTTCAGGAGTTTATTATAAATAGGGTTAGAAAAGAAAAATCAGCCCTTTTAAGGAATGCAAAATTAAGATTGAGTAATATACACCCTGGACGATTATTAATGAATCTAAGGGGTCAAAATAAATGGATAAAGTAATATGCCTAAGATTCAAAAGAATTTTATAAAAGGACGCATGAATAAAAGCGTTGATGAGCGCCTTGTTCCACAAGGTGAATACATTGATGCTTTAAATGTTCGGTTAGGGTCAACTGAAGGCACGGAAATAGGTGCTGTAGAAAACTCTAAGGGTAATGAATTATTGGTTCAAGTTTTATTTCAAAACCAAGCGCTAAGTAATCAGGCTAAGTGTATTGGTGCTTTTGAAGATGGAGCAAACGAAACCATATATTGGTTTATTCATGACGAAAACAATCTTAATTCATCTACAGAAAAAGTAGATTTGATTGTATCATACAACGTAAGAACTTTCGCCTTAACATACCATGTTATTTCGACATCAATTTTGAACTTTGATAAGGATTATTTGATTAATGGTGTAAATTTAATTGGTGATTTGTTATTTTTTACAGACAATTTAAATCCACCAAGAAAGATAAACATAACAAGAAGTTATTTACAGCCTGATGTTAATACGACAGTTGATCAAATTACAGAACAGGATATAGGCGTTATTTTAGCGCCACCACTAAACGCTCCTACAATTCAACAATTTAAAGTCGGAGGAGGGGAAAACTACATGGAAGAAATCTTGTTAAGCTTCGCTTATAGATGGCAATATGAGGACGGAGAATACTCCGCTATGTCTCCATTTAGTGAGTATGCATTCACTCCAGGTCCTTTTAATTTTGATTATTCGAATTACAATCAAGAAGGTATGAGGAATATCTTCAATAGCGTTTCAGTTAATTTTGACACAGGTGGAAGAAATGTAAAAGACATTGACGTAATTTTTAAATTTAGCACAAGTCAAAGTGTAAATGTCATTGAGAGGTTTAATAAAGTAAATGAAGGATGGCTAGACAATGTTGAGCAGTCTATTACATTTACAAACAAAAAAATATATACTACTCTTCCCGAAGAGCAATTGCTTAGACTATATGACAACGTTCCTTTAAAAGCACAAGCACAAACCATTATGGGTAATAGGCTTATGTATGGAAACTATGTAGATGGATATGATATTGTTAATAAGGACGGAGCTGATATTTACTTGGATTATGACTTAGAGTTAATTAGCGAATCATTGTCTTCGGATGAAATAACAGGAAGTCTATCTAATTTTACATATAGCATAGATGGTTCTAACTCAGTTAATAACGCTACCGCAACTATTGATTTTGGAGGAGATAATGTAATATTAGAAGAAGGTGCTCAAATAGGTGTTGACTTTTCATTTATTAGCGCAGGATTCACAGGAGACCCTTCATATCCAGATGGTAGTGAGCCTGAAAATGAATTTGTAGAAACTTTTCTATTTGTTTTACAGCAAGATTATTCTAGTGTTTATGAAATGGCAATTAGCCCAGAGTTTATAGCAGCTGTACAAGAGTTTGTTCCTATTGCAGACAACCCATGTATAGGGAATCCTGCGGGAACGGGTGACCAGGGGACGTCTCTTACAGATATATTTGTTTGTGGCGCAGTAGCTAAAAGCGGATTTTCAAAAGTTGGTTTTGGTCTAACCTCTAGTCCTCAAGGAATATTGATTGGCGCCTCTCAAGGAAGTACAGAAATAAGCTTTACTTTACCCGCTATTAAATTTCAAGAATTTGACCAAACAGTAACACCCCCTGTTGCCGTTGTTCCAGAAGTAATTGCTTATGAATATTTGCAATGCGTAAGTGCGACAGGCTTATATTCTCAAAGTTCTTCAAAAGAATCTTTACACAGCAACAGAGATTATGAAATAGGAGTTGTATATATGGATGAATACGGTAGATCATCAACTGCTTTAGTTGATACAGATAACACCGTATTTGTTCCATGTGATAAATCAATAGAAAAAAATAGCATTAGGGTAACAATGAATAGTTACCCTCCTTATTGGGCAACTAAATATAAGTTTGTTATAAAGGAATCAAAGGGGCTATACCGAACGATTTATAGTAATATATTTTTCAGAGAAGAAGAGACAGGTGATGCATATTATTTATTAGATGGAGATAATAGAGATAAAGTAAAAGACAACTCTGTTTTATATATTAAATCAGACACCAATGGCCCTGTTTTAAATTGCGCATCTACTAAGGTTTTAGGTTTTGGATCTGAAGCTGAAGATTTTTTATGTAAAAAAGATGCAGATGGTAATGTAATTGAAGGAACATGTGGGCAGCCAACAGGCACATACATGAAGTTAAAGCCTTCTAATTTTGCGGCTAACAAACCTCCTAATGCTTTTATAGAAAGAAGTGGTGGTGATGGAGATGATTATCCTATCGTTGCGGTTAGTGTTTCTCTTGAAAATCCTGATGCTGTAGGCGGAGGGGATGAATTTATAGATATAGATATTCCTGCGGGATCCTTGATTAGGATAGCATTTGATGCAAACAGGAGGAGCAGAGGAAGCAAGTGTGGTGGTAGAAAATATGTTTATGATAAAAACTTTGTTGCCTCCACAGACTATGATAATTTACATTCTTTTATTATAGGAGACAGGATTGACCTTACAAGTGGAATTACTTCTGGAAGTGACGACACTATAAATGTAGTAAACCAATATGATGATATAAAAGGTTTTGCAGATTTCTCTGTTAGGGGGTCAAATGGACAAAGCTATGTTGGTTTTCAAAGGCAAGATGCTAATAGTGCAGATGGAAGACCAAACAATAATAACTTGTTCTTTTGGTGGTCTCCAGGTACTCCTAAATGTGGCTCACCTGACAAGAGGGGGTCATATGCGGCCGTAGGCATACAAATTGAAAGGGCGTCTACTTTAACTGTTTTTGAAACAGAGCCATTAGAGGCGAATGATGAATTGTATTATGAAAACAATCAGACATTTGATATTGAAAATGGATATCATATGTCAGGAACAGGTGATTTTGATCAAGATCAAAGCGCCTCTTTGCCTGCTGTGGTTGATTTATCGTTTTTTAATTGTTACACATTTGGTAATGGCGTAGAAGAAAACTTTGTTTTGTCAGGGCTAACAAAACCATATATACAATTAGGAGAAAAGGTTACTTCAGTATCTGAAGAACAATATCAACAAGCTAATAGATTTGCTGATATTACTTATAGTGGCGTGTTTAATCAAGAAACAAACTTAAACAAGCTAAATCAGTTTAATCTTGCTTTGTCAAACTTTAAAACTCTAGAAACAGCTTACGGGCCTATAAGAAAGATGCATGCTAGACAAACCGATATACTTACCCTGCAAGAGGATAAAATATCTTATGTTTTAGTTGGCAAAAACCTTTTGTCTGATGCAGCTGCAGGTGGGGCAATTACCTCTGTTCCAGAGGTTTTAGGAACTCAATTGGCTAGAATAGAAGAGTATGGAATTAGTAGTAACCCTGAAAGCTTTACATCATATGGATATGATGTTTTCTTTACAGATGCTAAAAGAAGTTCTGTAATACAGCTTAAAGGTGGTAGCGCAAAAACAGATCAGCTAGGAGTAATATCTCAAGTAGGTATGCGCTCATGGTTTAGGGATTTATTTACCTCTTCTTTTGAGACTCAAAAGTTGGGTGGATTTGATCCATACATGAACGAATATGTTTTAAGTTCTAACACATCAGTAATTCCACAAGCGCCAATTGAAAGAGCTTGTGGATATACGTTGTCCTTGCAAGACACTTTCAACCCCTATGAAATTGCCGTCAACTTAACAACCATTATTGGAGATGTTCAGTTTGATTACAATGTTACGGGTCAAGTAAATATAGCTATAGAGTACAATGGAATTGAGGTTGTAAATCAGGATGTATCGGGAGTAGGTTTTGTGACTTTTACAAAAAATCAAAACAACCCAACAAATGCCAATGTTGTTATAACTCCATTAGAGGAGTCTACATATGTTATTGATTTCAATTGTCCTCAAGCAGAAACTATAACGGTAAAAGAAATTGTTATAAACTTTTCAGGAGATGCAAGTCTTACTACAACAACAAGATACAGGTGGCAACTTGGCGTAGATACGAGTCCATATAGCACAAACGTAGTGGTATTAGAAGAAGACGGAGTTTCATTATTTAGTCAATCAACAGGTCAATCTTCATTTGGAGCTTTACCACCAGAAGGAGCAACTGTTATAATGGAAAGTAGACAAAATCCAGGACAAACGTATGAGTTTGATTCAAGCACAGATAAGTTTAAATACTTTGCTTCAAATTCAAACTTTAACGAAGTAGATATACCTGCATTGCTGCCATTCCTTAATACAGCTACACCAATAACAGGAGGGCCTGAAAACTATCAAGCATCTTTTAACTACACTTTCTCAGCTACAGATTATTTGTATTTGGTTTGGGATTTAAGAGAGCCAACTCCTATAACTTTGTGTTATGACGATTCAAGTCCAACAGACGCATGTTGTGATTGCACTCCCGCTGCAACTTTTGAATTGCTACAATGTTTAGCTCCAGGATCAGGGTTAACCCCTTCCACGGAATATGCAACAGGTCCTATGGAAGTTGGAGATATTGTTTTGGCTCAGTCTTTTGGAGAAGGTGGAGATACTTGTCATTATTCAGTTCAAGTTGAGGCTCCAGGACAAACAGATACAGTTACATTTATAGAGGTTTCACCTGCAGCTGATTGTACTGAAATTGCAAATCAATATACAGTAACCAATACCAACTCAAATAACGAAACAGTTTCTTACTTTGATTGTGACGGAATTACTGATAGCGAGGTTATTGGCCCAGGATCTTTTGCCATAATATCCGCTACTGAATTTACTTCAGTTCCCGCAGGCGTAAATATTACATTTAATTCATGTGGTTGTGGAGTAACAGGGCCTGAATTTTTGGGAAGCACAGACTCTCAGCCAAGCGCAACAGAAATATGCTGTAATGAATTAACAGGAACGACAGAATACACTCATGACGGAGATCCACTATTAACATACCCTGAGGTTGGAGATGTTGTTTCAAACAATCAAACAGGAGCTAGTCTTAGCGCAGGGTTTTATGCACTTGGGGCTGATGGAAACAGAATAGGATATATGGAAATAGGGTCATCTTCAAATGTCTTGAGTATTGACATTTCAGGATGCGAAAGCACTACTATAACTTTAACGGTTCAAAACAACATTACAGGAGATGCAGCAGGATACACAATTGGAGGTGATGCCTCAGGAACAGCTAAAATAGCTGCGCCAGGTGCAACATCAACATTTACGTCAAGTGTTACTTTAGCGCCTAATTACAGTTTTTCATCTGCTCCTGTGTTTTCATGGGGCGGCAACTCTGATTTTAATAATCCATCAAACGAGGACTTTACTCACGGATATTGTGATGAGACTAAGGTGTTGATTATTACAGCTACAGTTACACAAAACGCACCCCCTCCATCATATTCAGTATTTATATATACTCAAGAAGGTCCTGCAATTAGCACTTGTGATGCGATAAGCAATAATGCGATTGGATTTACTACCGAGTATTTCTTTGCTCAAACACCAAACAATTCAAACAGAAACCCATATTATAATGATAGACTGTATTTATCTGAATTTTTAACAGGTACTGAGCTTCCTGATGGATGGTGGACTTACGCAAACGTAGCG